ACCAGTTTCAATAGACTAGAAGCAGCTAGATTGAGTAGACAGTCACCAGTTGAAGCTGTGGTCAGTACACCGCAAGACAGTGTGAGAGATTATTAAGGACTAACATGGCACTAGACGTACAACGCAGTAGAGGACGCCCAACAAACTACAAGTTTGATCGTGGTGGCGTGCCTGCAGAGTTTGGACCATTCTATGGCATTGTGAAAAATACCACAGACTCCAATCGTTCTGGGCGTATACAGGTTTACATTGAAGCATTTGCCGGCGGCGACGAAGACGATCCAAAAAAATGGACCACTGTGAGTTACATGCCTCAGTTTTTTGGTGCTACACCATACAATCCACCCAAAGAAGGCATAGGCACTTACATTGATGGCAATGCCAACAGCTATGGCATGTGGTTCACTCCGCCTGATGTGGGCATCACAGTGATCTGTGTGTTTGTCAACGGCGATCGCAGTCAGGGTTTTTACATTGGAGTAGCGCCTGACCAGAGTTTAGGCCATATGGTACCAGCCGTTGGTGCCAGCACTGCTTATGTCACTGAGAATGAAAACCAAGGCACTTATTTTGGTGGTGCTGTGCGCCTGCCTGTGGTAGAAATAAACACCAACAACACAGCTCTAGAAAATTCTGGACGCTTTTTTGACAAACCTAAACCAGTGCACAGTGTGGTAGCTCAAACCATGTTCCGGCAAGGCCTGGTCAAAGATCCTGAGCGTGGACCCATTGGCAGCAGCAGTCAACGTGAGTCGCCCAGTGCAGTGTATGGTATATCAACCCCAGGTGCACCTGTGTATCAAGGTGGAATCAAACCAGGAGAAATACAGAGCAAAATTGATGACGGCAGTTTGAAGCCACAGGATTTGAAAGTTATTGGCCGTGTGGGCGGCCATACCATGGTCATGGACGACGGCGACGCCAACGGCAACAACCGACTGTTTAGATTTAGAACCACAGCAGGTCACCAAATCACCATGAGTGACACTGGCAACTTTTTTTACATCATACATGCCAATGGCCTGGCATGGTTTGAGTTAGGCGGCGAAGGCACACTGGATGTGTATGCTACCAACAGTATCAATTTGCGCACCCAAGGTGATATCAATCTGCATGCTGACCGCGACATCAATATGTTTGCTGGACGCAATGTCAGTGTCAAAGCCATGCAAGATATCAAATTGCAAGCTCAAGAAGATCTCACTGTCAAAGCTCAACGCAATCTTGTGGCCTACAGCAAAAGTTACATTGGCATCAAAAGTGACGGCACACTGGCTTTGCAAAGTGTAAATGGTGGATCGTGGAGTGGCGGCAGTGCCATTGTGATGGAAGCTGGAGGTATTGATCTCAATGGTCCAGCAGCAGCCACAGTGGAAGAACCCAACAACATAACCAAAACTATCATGGACGACACAGAATTTGACACCAGCAAAGGATGGCAAACTGTGCCAGATGGTTTGGAAAGCATTGTGTCCCGGGCACCCACGCATGAGCCTTATCCTTACCATAACCGTGGTGTTGATGTCAAAGTCAAACTGGAAGAAGGTCCACCGACTCCACCGCCAGGAGCCATACCAGTGCCAGCTGGTGTAGAACTTACAAGAACACAATGAGCTCATACAGTTTTCAATTCAATGGCCAGACATTTCAAGTCAAAGTGCCACAAGGTGTCACAGAAGAACAAGCACAGGCCTTGTTCAAACAGCAGGCTGACACAGGCAGTTTGGTTGGATTCAACGTGGGAGAATCTCTCAGCGCTGCCACACAGGCCGCAGCAGGTCTGCCAGGTGCTGCGGCACAGCTCAGTCAAGGTGCAGCTGGGGCTTTGGGTGCACTGGGCGCAGGTACCAATTTAAATTCGATCACTGCTGGCCTGGGTGCAGCCGCCGGCGCAGTAAAAGGTCAAATATCTTCTGCACTCACCGGCGGAGCAGCAGCATTAAACAGTTTGACCACTGGTGCTGGAGCCATTGGTGGAGGATTGGGCCAAGGACTAGGTAGCCTTACCAGCTCAATTACCAGCGCAGTGGGCAGCATTGGCAGCGCAGCAGGAGTCATAGGTGGATTGACCAGTGGGGCAAGTGGTGCTCTGGGTAGCCTGGGCACCGCAGCAACTGCTGCCACAGGAGCTTTGTCAACTATTTCATCGCTGACTGGGCTGGCTGGAGGTTCTGCATTGACAGGAGCGCTCACAGGCGCAGCAGGAGCAGTAGGCAGTTTGGCCAGCACAGCAGCCAAAACCATGCAAGGAGCCATTGGCGCTGCTGCTACCAACGGCATCAATGTAGCAGACTTTGCCAAACAAATACCTGCACTGGGAGCCATTGGCGGTCTCAGTGCTGCTGACGTCACAGGCACTCTGGCTCAGGCCAGCAAGTTGGTAGGCCAAGGTGCCAGTACCATAAGCAATGCACTGGGCGTGGGCAAGTTTGGGTTTGATGCTCCGCAGTTGGAAAAAGCTGGACTTGTCAAACCTGGTACAGCAGCAGCATTTTTGGCTCAGGGCAACAATGACCTAGTGTCTGTGCTGAAAAGTCCCACAGTGTGGACTGGCAAAGAAGGTGTCAAAAGTTTAAATGGCCTATTGACCAACACTGGCTTGCAGGACAAAGTACAACAAGATCTTATGAAAACTGGTCTGGATGGTCTCAAGTCAGTGGGAATTCCCACTGACAAGTTCAGTCCACAGGCTCTCAGTGGCCTGGCCACCAATGCTGCCAAGAGTGTAACCGACACTGTGAGCTGGGCCAAGAATGCTCCAGGTCTGCCAGCAGAAGTCAAAGACCAATTCAATGCTGCTGCTACCAATGGAGCATTTGCAGTGAACTTCACACAGACCAAAGTTGATCCGCCAGTATTGCAAGAAACCAAGCCAGAACCAGCAGCCAACACAGTCAACGCTGAAACACAAAACGCTGCGGCCAGTAGAGTGGTTGGCAACGACAAGGTGCCGCCTGTTAGTGCCGCTGACAGCAGTTTTGCCACTGCACAAGAAAAAGTACAAGCGTTCTTAGATGTGGTCAACAATACATTTTCAGCGTTTCAAGCAGTCGTGCCCAAAATTGATGCTCTGGAACAAAGCACATCAGTTACACAAGAACAGATTGATGCAATCAATGCCGAAGTTGCACCAGCTAGAGCTGTGTACAATTCCAGAGCCACAGCCATACAAAAAGAAGCTGTGGATGCTGTCAATGCGCTGCCAGATTCTGCTGGAAAGAAACGCTTGCAGGCTGCGATTGAACGTATTCAACAGCGCATAATTCCTGCCTTGGTTGAATACGTGAAAATATTCAAACAAAGGCTCAAGGACTTGGCCGCCAAAATTTCCACATAAATATTGGCATGACTACTTTCATTGGTTTCAACACCCAAAATCAATTCAAAAAATTCACGCTCACTGATTTTGAATTGGTCAAACGTGACCTCTTGAATGCATTTAACATACGGCAAGGTCAACTGCCAGGACGCCCTGGCTACGGGACCATTCTATGGAACTACCTGTTTGAAAATCAATTAGACGTCACACAACAAGGCATCATCAACGAAATCCAGCGAGTGGCCGGAGGCGATCCTAGAATATTTGTCAGCAACATCAATGTGTATCCAGAAGAGAATGGCATGTTGATTGAACTGGAACTTCAGACCGTGGGCGGCCAGAACGCTGAAATCTTAAACATATTTTTCAATCAAAACTCACGCAGTGCCAGCTATGTATAACTGAGCCGTTTTTGATTCATATAAATAACAAACAACGGCATAAGGTTACAGTCCATGGCAAAGACCACAAGACAAACAGCAATTTTTGGTGTTGAAGACTGGAAACAGATCTATCAAACCTATCGTGAAGCAGACTTTCAAAGCTACGACTTTGAGACTCTGCGCAAAAGTTTTGTGGATTATCTGCGTTTGTACTATCCTGAAACTTTCAATGACTACATTGAATCGTCAGAGTACATTGCATTATTGGATGTGATTGCATTCATGGGCCAGGCCCTGGCCTTTCGCACTGATTTAAACACAAGAGAAAATTATTTAGACACAGCTGAACGTAGAGATTCAGTGGTGCGTCTGGCCAACCTTGTGAGCTACACTGCCAAACGCAACAGTGCTGCTGAAGGCCTGCTCAAAGTTTTCAATGTCACAACCACTGAAGATGTGGTAGACTACAATGGCGTAAACTTGGCCAACACAACCATCAACTGGGCTGACCCTACCAATGCTGATTGGCTGGAACAGTGGACAGCCATTATCAATGCAGCTCTGATTGACAGTCAAAAAGTTGGCCGTCCTTCAAATCGACAAAACATTTTGGGCGTAGAGACCAGTGAATACGGCATTAATCTTGTGCCTGGATTCTTGCCAGTGATTCCTTACACTGCCACTGTAGACGGTGTCAACATGCCATTTGAAGCTGTCACTGCCACCAGTGTGGGTCGTGACTATGTGTACGAACCCAGCCCGCGAGCCAACAGTGTGTTTAACATACTGTATCGCAACGATCGTCTGGGTTTTCAATCTGCCAACAATGGCTATTTCTTTTTGTTCAAACAAGGAACTCTACAGAATCAAGA